TGTTCTTGTCTTAATTTATAATATCTTTCAATATCAAAAAATCTACTTGAAATTATTTTTAAATCTAATTCAGGATTATTTTTTTGAATTAGTTTCATTTTTCTTTCTATTGATTTAAGTTTTTCTTTTGGTGTCATAATTAAAATATGTCTTTTAATGGGTCATAAAATGCTCCCTCAACTTGTGGCAATCCAAAATTATTTACTTTAAAGCTAAAGTTTTCAAATGGTGCGTTTCTGGAACGTTTACAACTTACTGTTACTAATCCTTTGTTTACTGTATTTAATTCTAATTGTATTTGTGTTTCTGTTTTCTTTTCTAAAAATGAACCTAAATGGCCTGTAGGTTTATCTGTTCCAAAGTTAGAATGTATAACTGTTACTATGTGGCAATTTAATTCCTTTGACCATTTCATTAACTTCTGAACTACTGCGTTTGATTCTTCTATATTATTTACATCAGAACATAAATCTGCTATTCCATCTATAATAACTAATCCAATATCTGTGGCTTCAAGTTTATCATAAAGGTAATATTCTATAAACTCAACACGTTCTTTAAAACTTAATTGTCTTAATGCTAAAGTATGATATTTATCTGTTTTAATTCCTGTCATATCAATAGGTCTTTTAAACACATTTGCAGCGTGAAAATTACCTTGTTCTGTATCAAAATGTATTAAATGTTTGTCTTGTCTATTTGCTTTTAAATCACCTCCAAATGATTCTAATCCGTCTGCTAAATATACTGCTGATAATAATGATACAAAAAATGTTTTTTTACTTTTAGGTGGTGCTTGAATAAAACTAAAATTACCATAAGTTCCAATTGGAGTTGGATAACTTACAGTTCCATCTTTTGTTTCGTAACTTTTAAAACCAAATGAAATAGCTGGTTCAGGTTGTACTATTTTATCTAAAGGATTAATGAAACATTCTTCCTCGTATAACTGCATTAACATTCTTTGTGCTTCTTTATCCATTGTTTGTTGTTTGTTTTAAAAAATAAATAGCTTGACGAACTCACATTTAACTTATTCCCGATACTACCGTAAACCGATAGCGATAAGCACTATATATTTAATTTAGAAAGGTAAATCTGATTCTATTTCTTTTGCACTTGATTCTGCTTTTTTGTCAGCAGTTTTAATATTACCATCTGTCCAAACTACGTTTCCATTTCCTAAATAGTTTTTAGGCTTTTTAGCTTCACGTTCTTCTTTTGTTTGTGAATCTGTAGCAGTTACATTTTGTCCGTATGGATTTGATTCATCATTTACACCTATTGTAAAATTATAATAAACTGCTCCATCTTTACCTTGTACAAATTTTTCTTTTGGTAGTTTGTCAACTCTTAAACTTAAATTAATTAATGCACCCATATTATTGTGTTTTTTTGCTTACCTTTTTTTACTGTTGTCAGCTATTCAGCTTTATTTATTTAATTAATTCCTAATTCGTTTTCTAATAATTGATTCCAAAACCTATTTAATTGAGTAAAAGATTTTAAAATATATTCTTCAGTATGCCATCCTTTTATCTCTCTTTTTAAAAAACATTTAAAAATTATAAATTCTTTTTCTGTACAATTTTCTGTTATAGTAAACCATCCAAAAGTATTTTCATTATCATCGTGATTTGAAAAGTTAAAACATTGTTGTTTTACATTAAATTCTAATCTATATGTTGCTTCCATTTATTTAACTTTTAATAATTCGTCTTTTACAACTTTAGTCATTTTATACTTGTTTTCAATAGTTGCAATATTACCACCATTTTTTAAATATTCAATAGCTTTATTAAATTCTGGTGTATTTTTATTTAACCATTTTAATTCATCAACAGGAGCAGTCTTTTCGTGTTTATTTGAAGCATCAGCATCTTGTGTATCATCAATTAATAATAAATTACCTAAAGCGTATTTTTTAGCGTAAGAACTTGCAGAACCAAATTTTTGTGGCATTTGCATTCCTTTTTGTTCTAAATCAACACCAACTATCGCTGAAGCACTTATCGTGTCTAAATCGTCATTTATTGAAGCCGTAGACTCTAACATTGGAAATTGTATAAACTGTGATTCTACCATACATTCTGTAATTGTAAAGTTAACTTGGTATTTTTCATTATAAGGTTTTAATGCTTCTAATATATCTTCAGCACTTCTAAAGTTATATTTACCAAATGAATTGAATTTTGACTTTGATGCTTTAAATTCTTTTTGAATTAAAGATAATTTTTGATTTAATGTTAATTCCATTTTAATTTGTTTTTAAGTTATAAATTTCTTTTTTAATTATTGTCTTGTATTCTCTTGGGCAATTTTCATCTGCTAATTCAAAACAATATGTTTCTAATGTTTGAAGATGATTTTCTAATTTGCAAATTCTATCTTGCATTGCTTCTAATCTAAACCTGTTGTAATCTAATAAATCTTTCATAATTATAAAAATGAATAAATAGTTAATAATAAAGTTAAAATTAATCCCATTGCAATTAATCCAAATCCGATGTCTTTTAAATTCTGTTTCATTTTGTTTGTTTTTAGTTGTTATTTCTTTGGCAAATATATAACTGTTTTTGATATAAAAAACTATCAATATTAATTTTAACAAAACTTTAACATTTTAGACAAAAAAAGGGACACTAATTAAAGCATCCCTCTTTCCTAACAAACAATTTAAAACGCAAGAATATTATAAAGAACTTAAAAGAGAATTGTATTTGTCAATCATATCAATCAAATCTACATCAGCAAATTTAACTATTTGTTTTGATTTAATTAAAAGATTATCAGGTAAGTTATTATCAAATTGTGTTAAATACTTTGAGAAAGCATATTGCATACCTTGATTGGTTATATTGCAACCATAACATTGTACACCTACATTATTTTCATCCCATCGAGTTGAATAATGTCTGCGTGACATAAAGTGTCCACATTGCAATTTTTTATAATGGTCTTTTTTATTACAGGTAACACAAGTAGCTATTTCATTAATAGCATCTTTACGTCTTATGTATTGACTAAAGACTGTATCAAGTTTTATTACTAAAGATTTTCGTGTTGGTTTTTTCATTTGTCAAATGTATACAATATCAATTAACAATATTTGTAAATAACTAATTTTAAATTATTGCAATAATGTCAAAAAAAACTTGTAAATTTGTAATGTTCTTAAAAACAAAATAAGTTTTAAAAAAAAAGATAAAATAAATAATTAAAATAAACAGAACAAAAACAAAGTGTGTTGCTAATAGTTATGTTCTTTTGTTATCTTCCTTGACCTTTGTATTTCTTTTTATAGTTTTTAGAAGATTTTAATTTAGAAGATTTTGTCTTTGAATGTATGCAGGGTCTTGATACGTTTATTTCTACTCTTAAAGTAGTAGCCATTTGTTTCGCCATATGAAATAAATTAAAAGTAAAATTAGTATTGGAATAAAATATAAAAAGTTATTTTGTTTTCGTTCAATATCCTTTTTATTCTCTTTAGAAGATGTTTTAACTATTTGTTGTTTATCTTCTATTTTAGACACTATCTTTTGTTTTGTGTGTAAACTATTATCTTTTGTATTAATGTGTCTTAAAACAACATTTTTATAAGTTATACCATTAACCATAATATCTTTACAACTATCTAAAGGAGTTATAATAAATTCATCAGTTATAATGTTATTTTTAGTTTCTGAATTAGTTAATTCATTTGTAACAATATTTGAAACTATTGATGAAATAGAATCTTTTTTAATTTCTTGTATTGCTACTTTACGAGTTCCACAAGATATAAATAATATGCTAAATAGTAAAATAAATATATATTTCATTACGATATTGTTAAAGTTATTTCTTTAGCTAATTTCATTTTTGCAAACAAGATTTCATACGCTTTTCTTGATTTTGTAATATAATCTACCGACCTATTTTGTCCAACTAATATACAACCTTCTGTATCGTGATTTGAATTACCTGCGTGTATTCTTACTCCTTCAAAATTTGGAACATTTAACAATAAAGGCATTAATCTTTTAAATCTGTTAGATTGATTTATTATAACTTTATATGTTCCTTTTGGAATAGCAGTTTCAGATTTAACCTTAACATCTCTTTCTATATCTTCTAAAGTATAACATTCAAATTTACCATCAATAGTTAATTCTCCTATTGTGGAGTTGTCTGTTCTGTGCAATCTTTTAAGGTGTAGTTTCATCTTTTGGCTTTTTATTAAAATGTTCGTAAATTTTAACTCCTGTATATATAATAGACAAAATCAATAAAGTTATTTTCAACGCATTTTCTATGTTGGTAAATGTCATAACTAAAGCTAATGAGTTAAACATATATAATTTCATTGATTCCATTTTAACTTTTTAATTTTGTAACTATATCCGTAAATCCTTGAACACTAATATAAGCAGTAGATATAATAACCCAATCTTGAGAAGTTAAATCACCTGCAAATAAACCACCACAAGCAATGATAAAAACCATTAACTTGCGTGATATAAATTTGTTTAATATTTTATCTAAATTACTCATTTACTACTACGTAACCCATTGATTCAAAAGCTAATTTAGAATACAACTCTGCACTTGTCAAATTTTGTTGTTCTTCAGGTTGTAATTCAATTGAAAATGCACCTTGTTGAACATCTGTAAAAATAGCTCCTTGCCCTCCTTTATAAGCTTGTTTACTTGCATATGTTGTAGCTGCAATTTCTAAAGTTATTCCGTTGGCTCTTGCTGCATATTCTAATCTAACATAAACACTTGGTAACTCAATTTCTGTTCCCTTAATTAAAATCTTTTTTTCTGCCGTAGCACTTACTAATAATCCCATAATTTATTTATTTATATTGATGTAATTGTTTCCCACGCTGATGTGCCTCTTACACATAATTTCCCTAATGTAGTATCATAAACTACCAATCCTGATGAGGGTGTTGCTATTGCATTTTTTTGTTCAGTAGTCATTCTTGGTGGTAAAAATCCTTGTGTTGTGCTGTTTACTGTTAAGCGTGAACTTGCAATGTCTGTAAATGTACCTCCGTTTTGAAGGATGAAGTTACCTGTTGTAGGCATAAATTGACCATATGTAGCGTTATTAATTCTAAAAAATATGGAACCCGAACTTGATGGAGCATTTATAAAAACACTAACATTATCACCTCTTAAAAAATAATTTGATGCAGTTGGAATTGAGTTATGAAATGTAAGGGCGGTTCCCCCTACTACATTAGAAGTATATAAATTTGCAGTTCCTATAGTATTTAAAATGCTACCATTTATCCTTGCACCATAATTTATAATCCCCGTAAAAGCACCATTTGTAAAAGTAGGTGTAATATCTAATCCTACTAAAACATCGTTATTTGCACTTGCTACAAGTGTAGGTGCGATATAAGTTCCTCTTGCAATAGCTGTCGCTGCAGTGATTGTTCCTTGTGTATTTAATAAAGAGTTATTATCAACTGTCGTTCCTATTAAAACTCTGTTTAAATAAGCCAATCCTTGAACTCTTGCAGTTCCGTTTACATCAAGTCTGTAACCTGCGTCTGTGAATATTCCACCGTTTTGTAAAAGTAGGTTTCCTGTTGAAAATAATTTTGCTACTTGTGTATTTGCATTATTAAACCATCCTTGCGTATCACAACGATATGAAATTTGAGCTAAATCTCTTATAATTCTTGTATAAACAGTATTATAAGGAGCTGATTGCCCCCCTAAATTATAAGAATTAGAAGCACTTGATATTATATCACCCGTATGTCTTATAGCATAGCTACCCAATCCTGTAAAAGAGCCATTATTAAAAGTAGGTGCAATATCTAATCCAATTAAAAAATCACTATTTGCTGCAGCAGTTAATGTAGGAGTAAAGATTGTTCCTTGTGCTAATGCAGATGATGCTGTTACACTTGGATTAAATGTTTTCTTTCCTGTAATAGTTTCAGTTTCTGCTAAATGTACTACTAAATTATCATTTGCCTTTAAAGCCAAAGCATCAAAAACAGCATCTTGACTTGGAGCAGTTGTAGTCACTCCATTTGTAATTGTTTGTACTACTTTTGCATCTGCAATAGTTTGAACTTGACCTGCTGTTTGATAACCACTTGGGTTAGTTGCATTATAAGGTGTAAATCCTAAAGCATTTTGTTTGCCATTAAATGTAGTCCAATTAGCAGAAGATAAAGCACCTCTATTACTTGCAGAAGCATCAGGTAAATTAAATGTATGTGTACTTCCACTTGAATTAATAGCAAAATCTGTTCCTGTTGTTCCTACTGCTAATGTCTGTGTTGGCTGTGTAATTCCGTTAATAGAAACTATACCTCCTACAGAAGATATTTCACCGTTGGATATTGTTATATTTGTTCCTGCCGTTATTGAATCTCCATTAGCAGCTAATAGTTGTGCTGAAGTTCCTCCTTGTTTAATGAACTTATCAGCATTTATAAATTGGAAATAATCAATAGAGTTAGTAGAACCACCTGTTCCAGATAGAGCAACAAGTGTTGAGTTTGGCTTGTCAAAGACACAGTTAAGTATTGAATAAAAACCACTTAAAGAAACTCTAGCAACATTTTGAAATGTTGGTATTACGCATTGACTATTTGCTAAAGTGATAATAGTCCCAGCTGATGAAGTAAGTGCATTTGTTGTAGCTCCTGTAGAAATTAATATACAATCTGCAAAAGTTGCATTACCAACTAACACCACAGGAGAAATACAGACTGCATTTTTTACAAGTACTGATGCACCAGCATTATTAACAGTAATAAAACTCGGATTACCCCCAAATACAGCCACTGTTCCTGAAGTACTATTAATATTTGTAACACCAATATCACAGAAACGTATAAGTGTGTAAGTACCTGTATTAGTTCTTGTCAACGTTCCACTAATGTCACAATTAAGGATATTTACATTTCCTGTACCTGTTGGTGCATTAATAGTTAGGTTTGTCATCTTTAACCCAGATACAGAACATCCTGTGTTTGTAGTTACTGTTCCAGTAATTAATGTGTTTCCACCAGTAGCTTGATAAGTAGTTAACACCGTATATTGGCTGGTTATAGATGGACTTTCAGTGTAATTTCCCGGGTGTATAATAATTGTTTTACGTTGTCCTGTGATTAATGTCAATGCCTTCGTAATTGTTGCAACAGGATTAAGTACAGCTCCTGTGCCTGTTGTATCATTTCCATCTACTTGGCTAACGTGAATCTCATAACTATATACACCTCCATTACCTATATTAACAGAACCATCTCCCATTAAGAACTGAGTAGAAGTACCACCACTTTTAATAAATGAATTTGCAGTTATTGAATTAGTAGTAGTAGAACCTAAATCTGTAACTGATTGTAAATTTTGAGCATTAACACCTACAGGAGTTGCTTGATTTATATTTACAGTAGTTAAATTTGGATTTACAGTTATTGCAACCGTTTCTACTGTTT